GGAGAAACCTCAGTCACCACAGGAGAAACCTCAGTCACCACAGGAGAAACCTCAGTCACCAAATCAGAAAACTCTGATTGTGCGACTTTGGCAGCTTCCGCCTCATCTGTGAACCCTTCGCGCGCGATGGCTTTGCGCTCAGAAGGCAAGCCCTTGTCAAAAATTTTGTAAATCGTGAACGTTTTCATTTTTTAGCGTTTTCCTTTTTTGCCGCCGAACATTACGTAGGCGATGGCAAGGCCACCGACCGCCAGAGGAACGGCGTATTTTTTCAATGGGTTTTCTTCGTTCGCGGCTGCGGTGTCGCTAGCCTGCTGCGCGGCGGATGCCGCGTGATAATTCAATGCTGCTTGAGCGTCTGACCACGGACGCAAAGCATTCTGCGTCGCATTCTGCGGATTCTCAGTGTCGCTTGACGTGTCGTCTTTGCTGGGTGAGTTGAGCAGCGAGGAAACAAGTCCGCCGGATCCGGGAACGAGCATATCCGCTCCAGCAGCCAGACCTTTTTGCAATAGATCCGGCGCCATATCTCCAGCAGCCTGTGCGACATTGCCAACAAGGCCGGTTGCTGAATCCATTGTCCCTGTCAGCAGATCCGTAACAGATCCGCCCATTTTTTCAAAAGGCGATATAAAGCCTTTTGTCATTTTCTGGAATCCGCTGCCGATGTTCCCGAAGTGCATTGCTGGCACTTTCATTTTCACGCGGGGCATCTTCATGCGAAGCCTTGGCGGCTTCGGCAGCTTGATGCGCATTTTCATTTTTGGGAATTTGGGCGCGTGAAAAGAGAACTTGCCCATTGCGCGACTGGAAAGGCAGCGCGCGCAAGGGCAGTTCGAGGAGTCTCGATGTGCAACCGGGTTTCCGTGGAGAGTTACCAGTTTCATGCTCAGGTGAGATTTTAGCACACCTGAAAGGCTCTGTACAAGTTAAAAAATTATGTCGCACAGTGAGAAGCGACGCAAAAGCGACGCAAACACACCAAAAGCGACAAAAAAATTTTCAGGGCGAATAAACTTCGCGAAAAGTTTCGCGGTAAAGCAGTTCGCCGATGCGGCATTGTGGATATGTTGCGTCGCATGTAAGCCAGTTTCCGCCGATCAAAAGTTCCGGGTAAATGTGATGCGGGTTTTCTTCGGGGTTCGGCGAAGATCCAGCGCACACAACACGCCACCTGATCCCGTTCAATTCCGCCCACGCGCCAAAGATCAAAGTTTTGTCATCACAATCTCGGGGACCGTGCCAGTCTTTGCGCATTGTATATTTCGGGCGACTGACTACCTCCGCATCTAAAGGGTCGTCTTTGTAATCAAGCGACCGCACAAAATCGTATAACGCCCAGACGTTATTATTCGGGAACACTCCCTTCAAATCTTCCCGGAACATTCTCGCCATGAGGAAAATCTGTTTTACGGTTTCGTGATAGTCCAGCCCTGACCAGATATTTGCTCTCATGCTTGCACCCCTTGCTCTCTGGCTGCTTGAATGATCCAAGGAGGAATTGAGCTTTCGAGTTTGATCGACACCGCCAGAGAGTGATACTTCAAGCGCGCCGCTGCGCCTGCTTTTGTTTTCACGTTCCGCATAAACGGAATCAGTGCACGCATTTCGTCCTTCACGGTTTGCCTTTTACTCTTTGCCGTATATGATTTTGTCAAGTTCTGCGAAATTGTCATCTGTGGCCCTATTACTTAAATGATTAGTTACTTGGGATACTTCTCTGATTACTTTGGGTTTCAGCCCTGATACCCCCTGAGTTTCAGCCCTGATACCCCCCGGTTTCAGCCCTGATACCCCCTGAGTTTCAGCCCTGATACCCCCCGGTTTCAGCCCTGATACCCCCTCTTCGACGTCCTCAAAAGGCACCAAAACCGAATAATGCCGCGTCCCAAAACGGGGGTCAATTTGTCCAGAGGCGACCCAGCCAGAATTGATTAATTTTTTTAGATGGCGATACAGGTTTTTTCTGTGCTCTGTATTCATTTTCAAGTCTGCGGCTAACTTTCCGAGGCTCGCCCACATGGACTCATTGTGACCTTGACGATAAGCAAGCGCAGCATATACTGCAATGTCTTCACGCGTTAGACGCTTATCCGCAAACATTTCCAGAGGCACCAGACCAAAAGGTGCCATTTTGCCTTTTGGCTTTGCGCTCATCGCTTAACCTCTATTAGTCGAGGCTCTTCAAGTTCGCGAATTTCATTGACCGCCCAGTTTTTGCGCGCTGAAAGTTCCTGTGCTCTGCGTTTGAGCTTCATTCGCTCCGCTTCTAGCTGGCCAATCGCCAGATAGAGCAGGCGCCGCTTTTGTTCTTTCGTTCTGGCCTGTCTCACTACTTGCTTAATGCCACGTTTTTGCATGATTATGTCTCCTCGATTCTCCCGGTTCGTTTTTGTACAGAAAAAAAATCGCCGGGCTTTTTACCCGGCGGTCTGTTTGATTTATCCCGCGCGTCTGCGGGCTTCTGCGATTTCTCGCTGTCTCTCTATGAACTGCAAAGATCCGCGCGAATGATCCAGCTCTGTGACTCTCTGTTGCAATTGCATAACGAGAGTTTCAGCAGCGGCCAGTTGCGCGCGAACCTGTGCGAGTTCTTGCGCTGCCAGATCCGCTTTCAAGGTTTCTTCCAGCTTCGCAAGTTCTCTCGATGCTAAAGAATGGGCATCCAGTCCATGCGCGCGAGGCGCGAAGCCTGCGCGGAAATCGTTATCCAGCGAGTATTGAATTTTGCGGATTGCTCTTTCTGTCTGCGTCGCTTCACGCGAAGCAAGCGCAGCAGTGTTCAGCGTTTGCAAAAACTCCCGCACGGGTTCCCGGAAAAATCGGCCTATCAAAATTTTCTTTTCCATGTTCGCTACTCCACAAGTTAGCCAGAGCCATAGCCAGAGCCATAGCCAGAGCCATCGCCAGAGCCATCGCCAGAGCCATCGCCAGAGCCATAGCCATCGCCAGAGCCATAGCCAGAGCCATAGCCATCGCCAGAGCCAGAGCCATAGCCAGAGCCAGAGCCATAGCCAGAGCCAGAGCCATCGACTATGCTTGCCCATACTGGAACCGCCTCGATTGATTTGCGGGCCTTTTCGGTTACATCAAGAATTTCAATTGCTTGAAGCAGCTCGACTCGATCCACGGCGCGCGGGAATCTGCATTCGTCTGGTTTGCTTACGCCTTCCATCGCTAGTTGCGAAAGACTGGCTGCACCTTTCCAATACCAGAGCCTTCGCGCGTTTGACATCACAACTTCCTGCCCATTTCGTTTCACAACATGCCCGGCAAAAACTCCGGCGGAATAAGTCCTCACGATCTGGTAAGGCAGTTTTTTTCTTGTTTCTTTCTTTCTTTTCATTTTTTGCCGCCTCCACAAACGGCTTTTAACGTTAGACGATTTTACTTTGCACTTTGTTCTCTCTTTCGCTGGTCCTCCTTCAATGCTTTAAGGTCCGCGCGCACTTCTGCGGGCAGAAGGGCAAGAAAAGCCTCGCCCAGCCGGATCAGTGCGCGAATAACAAGGGTCAAACGCTCTGAGTCTGTCATTGCCCAAGCCCCCGGTTGATTCTTTCCGCTTCTCTGCGTGTGCTGTCCGCGTCGCGCGTGTCGTCCATGAGTTCGCGCGCGATCTGGTGAGAGCGAAGAAGTTCCGCAAATGAAATTTCCTGCGGTCTGGAATTGGGCGCCGTGCTCTTTCGATAATAGCGCCCGTGTTCGCGGTAGTATTTGAAGGCCTCAAGATTTACTTTCATGGATGCGGAATCCCGAGCCTTTGAACCTTTTTCCTTTCATCGTTTTCACGGACTGCGATCATAGACGGAAATGGTGCCCTTCCGTTTTTGTCTCCAAAGCTAAGACGGCCTGACAAAAAAACAAAAGTAAATTTTTTGGAATTCATCATGCAATGAAACCATTTTGTATCGGTTTTTGCTGGAAGTAGTGCAACCAGCAATTGAACGTCTTCATGTATAGATTTTTCAATAAACTTAGGCAATTGCTTTTTGTCATACGGAGGATTTAGGAATACCCTTTCATTTTTCCATGACATACTTAATCCGTCAAATTTTGGGCATGGATCCAATGGCGTTGGGTCTAAAGTAAATTTGTAAACATACGAAAGAGCTTTTAGCAATCCTTGCGGTGTTTTCCAGTTGCAATTCATTTCGACTATCTCCAGTTGAAAGTTGTCCCATTTTTTGGGACGCGAACATCCGGCGGCCCAAAAATGAATTTATCAATAACGGTTGCGAGGATTGTTATTATTCTATTCATAGTTCACCAGCCGGGGAGGGGTTGACGTTCTTTGCTCCAGCGTTTGCCAGAATATTGATAAACACGGGCGCAAGTTGTTCGCCGTATTTTTCCAGAATGCCTTCCCACCATTCCGATTTTTCGGGGGTAGGGCGTTCCACGGTTACAGAAGGCTGGTTTTTCACTTGCTCCAGCATGATTTTCTGCATGCCGGTCAAACGTGCTTCCATGAGTTCCCAGACTCTTTCGCGTTCCTTTTCGATTCGCTCTTGCGCTTGATTGTTGAGCTGCAGCATGTGCTCATAAAAGGATTCGCGGTCTTTTAGCCGGGCTTCTGCAAGACGCTCTGCATCGGCAAAAATCCCTGACGGCGGCTCGTCTACAATCTCTGCTTCTTCGTAGACCGTGAATGATCCAGAAATCGGCTGCGTGAATTTTGCCGCGTCTTTTGCGTCTGGAACATTCCACGCAAAACGATATTCTCCGGGAATAAGTCCGGGTGGAATCTCTGCTACGGTGCGCGTCATTTCCTCTTTTCCTGCGATACTCAGGAAGGAACCCGCAGTCTTCTTCGCCTTTGCCAGTTCGGCGTTTGCTTCTTCGATGTTATACACTCGTATTCTCCTTTTTCTGGTGTTTCGGTGGAAGGGCAGCGCCACCGCGCTTTAGAATCTTTGCGATCGTCTGCCGATGCGGTCGAATCGGCAGAGAAAACTCTTTCTGGATTTTTGCGGCGATCGCTTCGCATGGTTCATTACGAAGAATAAACACGCGCGAGCAAATCGCCTCTGAATATGAAATTTGCTTCAAAATGACCACCTTTCGACGGACACAGAGAACAGAAGCCAGTGCAGAGTAACCATAGCCCAAAGATCAGAGTTCCATGAGATCATCAGGGAAGGCAGCAGAACAATGGAATTGTTATACCGCATAACGTTGAAATACCAGCGGCCTTTCATTCTAAATCCTTTTCAAACGCTTGGATTGTTAATTCTGTTAACGACATTAGCTGAAAAAGAATCTGTTTAGCGTTAACATCTCTCGCCATGTCGGCTTCGTTAAACCCGGCTTTAATTGATACCCGTGCGTTTTCTAGGTTTGCGCGGATCTGGTTGTTTTGTGCGCGGTTGATATGATGCATTTTATCGATTCCACTCCTTTGCAAGATCATAGAGCCAGCCAGCGATGAAGGCCACGGCCCACACACCACCTAGCGCCATTGCAAAAATCACGTCAGGCGTCATAGAGCCCCCTGTTCCACGGCTTTGCTGTGATTCGTTTCGGAAAAACAAAACGCGCCGCATATCTGGTTTTTGCCCACACGCGGAAAGCTCCAGCGCATGTCGTGATCGTCGGGCTTTCTGCCTTCGCCAAGCCAGTGAATCGGGTTAGGTGCATACTTCACGCAATGCGCAACCGTCCAGCGTTCGCCGTCTGTGGCGACACCGCTTTCATGCTGGCAGAAAAAGCAAGTGAGACAGTTTCTAGAATTGAGAATTTCCATCACATCCCCCTGCCGTTAGCTGGCATTGCTCCGACAATTCCGCTCTTGGGAATTTGCTGGTATACAATCGACAGGAAGAAGTCACCGCCAGAAAAGCCGTGATTCGCATTGATAATCATCAGAGGCTCTTCCGCAAGAAACCATTCGCGCAGCTGTGCCTTTACATAGTCAGGGGTTCCGGTCCAGACCTGCAAATGCAGACCGGGCTCCATTGTTCGCTTTTCGGATTTCATTCTGGTTTTTTCTCCTCTGCTGCGATTGATTCCAGTGATCTGCGCGCGTCATACCACGCATTGCCGGGATTACAGCCGTTTAAATTTTGAGCGAGCTTCGATGGAAAGCGCATGCCGATGGCCGCGCAGAGGCGCTGCGGATTATATGAAAAAGACTCATCGTCTGCGCGCTTCTGGGCGCGCGTGTCTCTGAGTTTTTCCAGATCCGTTACTTTCACGTCTACCGGTAACCTTTGAGCCTGTGTTTTCATCGAAAACTCCATCGACTCGGGGCAAAACGACCTTTAACGGGTGTTAAATGATCGTTATTCCATTAGTGACATAATGCAAGTTATGCTACATTGGCCGTTTTGAGACATAATTCACGGGCTTTTAGCCTTTCTTGTGTCGCTTTTCCAACGTTTTTATGTCGCGTAAGGGATGCTTTTGAGCCGAATATGGTTAGCTTATGATACGTTTTTCGGTTTTGCAAGCAAAAAAAACTTGTACAGAAAAGAAAAATGTGTGAGGATGTGTCTCACATGAGAAACGCAAAATTGCGCAGATGCGCAAATGAGTTTAACTTTTGAGATACCACGCGAGTAGAAATCCCGCGATCGCTGCGCCGATGACGTAGGGCGTCGCGGCTTCCTTGCACTCCGCTGCGGCAATCGCAGCGCTGGGCGATGATTTGAACGGGAAGAACTTCTTTGATCTCATCAGTTTCGATGATATTTCAGGTGTAGGGCCTGTCTTGATCATGGGAGAACTCGCTGTCTGAAATCGCTGGACCAGGGCCTTCGGCGAGCAGTTGCTTTAGCCATCAGAAGGTCGCGGAGGAAGAGGTTAGCAAGAGTTAGTAGCTGGCGCTAACCTCTCCATCCGGAAAAACCCCAGAGGTTTTATGGGCCCGGCCCAAAGTTCCACCTTGTCGCAAATGCTATCGGGAATATACCACGGACATTTTTCGTTTGCCTTGCGAATCATTTCTTCACCACAAAGAGAAGCACCGCAACCGCCGCAATTCCAACCGCCACTAACTTAAAGGACTTCTGGTCCTCTTCGGCTTTCTGGAGTTTTATTTTTACCTGTGCGGCTTCTTCTGACGCTGCCTTTATCTGGGCGGCCATCTGTTCCGCTTGCATTTCTCGCTGTGCCAGTTCCGAGTCTTTCTCTTTTACCTGCTGTGCTAGGCCCTTCTCCAACTCTTCCAGCTTCGCTTTTTGCTCTGCCGCGTCCTTTTCCTGCGCTGCTTTCAAATCTGCGGCTTCTTTGGCCTGCCGTTCTGCCTCAGCGGCAGCAAGTGCTGCTTGTTGTGCTCTGTCCGCGTCTGCCTGCGCTTGTTGCGCTGCTAGATCCTGCTGGTGCTGCTGCTCTGCCTGCCATGCTTGCGCAAGAGCAATCAGAAGAGGATTGCCAAGAGATCGAGCGGTATTCATGGCGCCATTACATCCTGAATTGTTTCTTTTAGCGAAATAATAGTATAGCCTGCCGCAAAGCCTGCGACCGCGAAAAGAGCCGGTCGGATCGCATCCGCTTTGCTCTTGTGTCCTTCATAACCATATGCAGCACCGAGTGCAGCCAGTGCGAACGGGATCCAGCGGCCACCGCGCTGCGGCCCGGAATTGTCAATAATGGTTGCGGGAATGTTCGAAAGCGCATACTTTGCGCGCACTTCTGAAAGCAGGCTTTCCCATGCAGGATTGCTTTTTACAGGCCTGTCTATTTCTCCGATCTGCGGATAAGGCAGAGTTTCGACCCATGCAGCCTTGAGCACATCATCAACGTGCAAATGAGTATCGGCTTTACGGATCCCGATTCCAATACCCCCGGGGCGTGATGATTTGCCCGCAGACTCATAAAGAAAAACTCGGCCCAAGTTGCGCAGACCTACAGCATCAGGCGCAGAAAAGTCTACAGCATGACCGTCATGTGGTGAGGGACCATAATTTAATGCAGATACAAATGCTTTTCCAAGTTTTTGAGAAGCCCAGCCAATAGCATTGTCTACACCCCAGAGATTAGGTGCGAAGGATCCGGAGGGAAGATCCGGAAGGCCTTCGCCGGGTAAAGCCTTCATTGAAACAATTGTATCGATTACCCATTTTATAATTTTTTGCTCAGATGGGGTTCTTTGCGCAAGATACGCAAGAGTATCATTTAACTCTGCTGAGCTTTGATTTCTCCAAAGAAGCCGATTTGTAATAGATTGACTTGAATGGTTTGTAAACCAATACGCTTTCAGGATCCTGAAAAGGAGCATTTTAGCCCCCCTTAACTAGCGGCCCTGTGGACGCTGAGCTTTCAAAAGTCTGCTGATTTCGTTTTGCGTGTATTGACTGGCCTTCTGGCAGTCGTCCAAGGTCTCTAGGTGTCCCCATAGATACCCCCCTGCACAAGCAGAAGCCAATGCGATCACGAGAACCATTCCATGCAATATTTTTTGGACCATGCCTCATAGACTGCCCGGCGGCCGAAGTTGTGCAAGAATTTTCAGGGCTACGCCAGAGAAATACAAAGCAGCGGCGGCACCGATGGCAAATAAAATACCGATTCCGAACCATGTAAGGCGAAGCCCCCATTTCCCAAAGAAGCCGTTTTCAGACTCGCATTGCTTCCGCGCGGCTTTCTCTGACTCAAAATGAGTTTTGCAGTCTGCCACAGCCCCGGAACAGGAATTGATTTCTTTGTCCTTCTGTGCAAGGGTCTGCGCGCAGCTTTCCAGCTGATCACCGGCCCTGTAGATCGTTCTGCGATCCACTGGCGCGAGTTTATTTTCCGGGCGGTCTGGAACCGCCGCGAGTTGTTTTGCTGTCTCTGTGAGCTGCGCCTGCTGCGCCGATGTGTCCGAATGGTTCACAACCGGGACAGAGTAGCAGGCAAGAGCCAGAAGAATCCAGACAATCGAAATACGAATCATAAAAGTGCGCCTACCTTCTGTTTGAAAACTTCCCACTCTCTGGGATGATCTACGAAATATTTCGGGCATTCTTTCGGGGGATGAATCCCGTCATAACCGCAAGCGTCATAGTGTCGCCACAGATCCGACGGTCGAAGATTGAACTTCTGGAGCAGCCATGCACATAGCCGGATCTGTGCGTCCATGGTTGCATCGGTGTAGTTCCCTGCGGCGTCCGCCGGGCAGACTTCGATAGAAATGATATGGCGATGCAGGTTTGCGCCGTCTAGCTTCTGATTCACTCCGGGCGAATAGACATACCAGCCGCTTGCATAGCTGACTTCGTCATCCGGAACCATTTGAATGATCGTTCCATCTTGAGAGATTCCATAGTGCGCGCTTGCTACTTCGAAATGAGTTTTAGAAAGGTTCTCAAAAAAGTTGCGCATGTCCATTGCGCTTGCGTTAGGCGTCGCAGTCCAGTGCAGGAAAATTGCGCGGACGTCTTCAAGCAAAATTCCGGGACGGTTCCACGGCGAAGGCGTAAGCAATGCCTGAATGATTGCAGGCTGCTGAATCATACATGAACCCCCGGCGGCCCTCCCGGACCCATAGGAGGAGGCGAAGGAGGACCGCCGCGAAATCTGGAAGCAAGCTCTGTAAGAATCGGGGCAAGGGCAAGAACGATACCAGCGATAGACAGCGCGCTGCCGGATACCGGCCCGAACGTGACGAGCTGCTCATGCGCAAATTGTCCAGCAGCAATGCAAACCAGACCGATGAGGCGCCAAAGATTATTTACGCGAAGGAAAGGCTTGAGTTCGCTCATGGCTGCGCCGGTCCTTCTAGACGTTGCAATCTAAATTTGATGTGCTCTAGCTTGTCCTGAATACCCCGCAGCGCGAACGCTGCGCCCGAGGAAACCGTGATCGCAAACGCGAGCACAGCCCACGCAAGCGAAAGAGGCAAAGAGATATGATCTTTTGGACTTAGCTTCATACAGCAAGATTAAGAGAGCATCTAACAGACGCATTGTATTCATATGTAGAGGCGCCAAGAACTTGGTTATTCCAGAGACCTACTGTGGGCAAGAAAACAAGATATTTGTAACCGGGAGGAATTACAAATTTTTGCGAAACTTTACTATAATCATTGCTAGTGTTTCCAACCCATCCGTTTATATTTTGCCCCGCAAAAATCGGAATGTGGAAGGACGCAATCAATCTGGTATTGAGAAGATTTTGCCAGATTGTCGGCTCATTCATGCGCGCGGCCAGCGTATTGTATCCCGTTACAAGATCCACATCTTTCGGATTTATAACATTATTGGCTGCCAACAAATCCGTGGAATTAGAAATGTTTGTAACCGTATCACCCGCTGGACCCGTAAAGAATTGACATAGAGCATAATCAGAGATACAACTCGAAAACAAATCAGAAAGTAAATTGGGGCCAGCAACAAACGCTAATAAATATAATCCATAATATGATTCACACAACGTGGAGTTAGGAAACGCAGTATCGTAAAAATTTGATAACCCGCCGCAATACTCGATATCATCCATGACATACGAGCGATTGTCGAGAGAGATGACGCCCATTGCTGCGGTAAAATATACGGGCGCCACAGGGGATTTTTGCCCTAGTCTGCAACTTTTTGAAATTGCCCGGTAACCGGGTGTTGGAACATTACCGGGCATTTTCTTTATCCTACCTCTTGAAATCCATGCATAAGCAGACAAAGGTCATTTGCCGCAAATGACGTTGAGGAATCAGTTGTTACGAAAAGCTGGATAGACTGACCAGCAGACAGTGTAACTGGATATACCAGCTCACGCAGTAACGCAGGCGCAGCCGCGAGCACAGCCGTTCCTGATCTTGGGAAACCGAGGGCACCCAATGAACAATATCCGGGCAAAAGATATCGATTATGCATTGAGTCATAAATCGCAATCAACGCGCCAGCCTGCAAAGGAGAGGCACCGTTATACGAAATTGCGAAACGCTCAATAGTCCAATCAGATCCCGCGTTGTGCGTCAATGTGACGCCAAGCGTGTTAGTTGAGCTAACAGCAATGGCGCTCGTATTAACAGCCGCTTGATAGAGGACCGCGCGCATTAGCGCACCTCAGCCGGATTGAGAGAAGGATACTCTTCCACCAGCAAATGCAGCTTGATGTATGCACCGTTCAAAGCAGTCAGAGAAATGCTGGCGGCTTGAGATGCCAGAGAGAAGCTGATTGTGCGGCCATACGCAACAAGGAGCGCAGGCTCAAACCACCAACCCGCTGCCTCTGACGCGCGGTTGGTCAATGACCATTCACGCTCGAAAGGTGCAACCGGCTTAGCTACGTTTGTTGCTGTGCCAAACTGATCCGCATCAACGAGAATCGGCATTCTCTTAGCGAGAGAGTTTCCGAGAGCAACATGATTCGGCTTAGAATCAATTGTGATCGTGAGAATACTCTGCTCAATAATTTTGTTCATTTCTGAAATAAAATCACCGTAGGCAGAAGACTTCACGGTTGTAATCGCCGCATAATTTGCGTTATGGATGGAAAGCTGTGCCCCAAGAATCGCACCCTGATTTGACAGGAAGATGTTCTGGCCTGTCTGGTAGTTCCTCAGAGAGGAAGCTTCTGTGTTTGCGAAAAATCCGTAGCTGGTGAAGGTTGACCCAAGCACACAGGTTGAGTAGATTTCGCGCTGGTAGTATTCCTGATTGGATACTTCTCCAGTGTTTGGATTTGTTATGCTTTTAATACGTGCCATTGTGTTTTACTCTTTTTCTCCGTTTGAATTTTTCAAAGTCCGTAATTCGAAATCTGGTCTGATCCTAGACCATACTGAATGTTTGCATTTCCTGCGAACGCCACGCGGTCACCAGCAAACGCAATGTTACCTTTCATTGCGCGAGCTACTGCCATTGCGTCTTGATAGCTATTGACCGGGATCTCATACACTCGATCGCCGCCTAACGCTTGGTTGAGCTGCGCTTTCACTCCCGCGAGTTGCGGAAGATCCAGAACCTGTGCACCAGTTGCGATTGCCGCCCCGATCATTGCGGTAGGAAGGCTGATCGGGAGTTTTTTTGCTTTCCCTTTGCCTGCCATGTATCCGAGGACACCACTGGCAACCAGTCGGCCCCCGATTTTTGCGTAGTCCTGCGTCATCGGATCTTTGACGACCATGCGCGCGAGCTTATCTCCTACGAGTGCGACTGCGTAGCCTGCGCCACCTGATACAAGACCTGAAACAATTGCAGAGACCAGTTTTTTTGTGCTTTTGCTTTTCATTTTGATTTTTTACCTCGAAGCTAAATATGCGACGGCTGCGACCGCCAGAATTATAACGATAGGCGACATTGACTTGGATCCGCCGCCGCCTCCAGAATTTGTAGGAAACAAAAATCCAGTAGATGGCTGTGCATCGTCTCCGGGGATCGTGAGGACATCACCGACGCGGATAATATTATACGCGCCGTTATTGATCTGCGACAGATTATAGTTGCGGATCTTGTCCCGGTTGGCTTCGGCAATATCTACCCAGCCAACGCCGACAAGGCGCGCAATGCCGGTTAACGTGTCGCCCGGCTTAACTGTGTAAGCGGTCGCGGTCATCTGCGCGAACGTCTCCGTCTGGATTTCGCGCGTCTCACAACCCGTTTAACGGTTTTGGACACGCTGCGTTTTGAGTGCTTGAGCCCTGCGCGAATTTCGCGAAGAGAGCGCACAAGTGCCACATGATCTTTCAGGTGTTCCTTGTATTTTTTCCACGCGGAGAGCTTCGCGCCTGCCGCTGGTGTGCGCGGGGCTTTTGGAGTGCTGCGTTTTACTGTGTGACGTCTGCGCATTATTCCGCCTCCTCAGTCACCACAGGAGAAACCTCAGTCACCACAGGAGAAACCTCAGTCACCACAGGAGAAACCTCAGTCACCACA